TTAAGTAAGACGATCTTCTCGTCATACAATTCTATTACATCCTCAATGTGTAGTTCTTGATCAATCATTTCATCCTTTCAAAATATTCAAGCAGTTTAGTTATATCCATGTTTGGTTTTAAACCTTTATTAAAAGGTGCTGGTATTTTATTATATATTTTAAGCGTATCTCTTTTTACTTTTAATATTTTTAAAAGCATTTTTCTTTTATCATCCATTTAATTATCTAGCCTTTCTATTTTAGTTACGCAGCCACGAGGGAACGCCACAATATCTCCATAGTCTATTGATCCATCAGCACAAATTGAATATGTAGCAAATGTTTTAATACACGATTTTGTTTCACTATAAATATATCCAATGGTGCAACAGTCAGCGACAGTTAAATTATCAACATCAGCTTTAGTGTTCCATGCCTCGCCACCATTTATATCCTGCCAGTAAATAATAACCTTTTCAAATTTTATGCTCTGCATACCACGCCTCATAAAAATCATTAGGAGTTACTCCTGTTAATTTTGTTATTTGTTTCATAAACTTCGGATGCGGAATACGCTGACAGTTCTTCCAACGCAACAAGGTTACTGTTGGGTTAGTTCCTGTTAATCCTAATTTTTTAGCCATATCTTTATTGCTTAACTTTTCTTCTTCTTGGCGTTGTGTTAGTTTGTGTTTCATTTAGTTTTCCTTTTTATTCTATTACCAAAGCAATCAAACATTCTGTGATACCTCTTTAATAATTTATATAATTGTGATTTATTCTTAGTCATATTTACCTTTCTGTTTTAAACCCTTATAAACCAATATGGTTTAGTGTCAATTATTATTATTGACATAAAGGTTATTAAGACTAATGTAGGTTAAAAATGAAAGGCTTAAAATGGTTATTGATTTAACAAAGAACAATTCTATATCGGCATTAAATAATTTTGATCCTGATATTTGTATTAAATATTATCAGGCACTTGGTTTAGACCACAGCTCACCATCACAGGATAACATGAGTGATTCTGATTGGTTGTGTAGATACGTTTTTTTTGATGAACAAACTAGGCGTGCTTTACAAGGTTCATACAGAATGTCAGCTGGCGTAAGCATTGGTAGAGCTTCTCAAAGATTTGTTTCTAAATATATGTATGAAGCAGAGAAAAGAATTCTTAATGAAAAAAAAGATTTAGATACTATCATCAAAGAAGAATTAGATCTTTACGATAAGTATGTTGTTGCAGATGAAGAGGATAGAATACAAAAAGAAGATACAAAAAATTATCTTGCAGATATGATTAAGATTTGTTGTAAAGCATTAGCTGATTTTAAATTAGGAGATGAAGTAGCAAGCGAAAGATACTGCACTTATAAATTTAAAGAATTAGTTTTAGAAAAATTAGGGAGAATAGATTACGAGCAAATGGATAAGTCAGGCAGTGCTGCTAAACTTATTGAACTTAAGACAAAACATCGTAGCAAAAGAAAGTCAGATACAAAAGCTGGTTACTCTTGGGTTAAAGGATATTTACCAAAAAATCCAGACTTAAACCATGTACGCCAGTGTGCTTTTTATTGGTACGCCACAAAAAAAACTCCTCACTTGCTTTATGTTAATCAAGATAGCTACAATGTATTTACTCCTGACACTTGTGAATTACTTACTCCTGAGTACATGGAATTTTTAATTCAACAGGATTTGATTAAATCTAAAATTCGCCAGAATTTGATCTACATCACAAAAGGAAATGCTCGTGAAATGGCTAAGCTAATTCCGCCGCCAGACTTCTCAGGTTTCATGTGGAAAAACATAGCTGATGAACATGTTAGATTAGCTGCAAGCCTTTGGGACAATGTGTAGGAATATGGATATAAATTGGTATCATAAACAACATCATAAAATTCGTGAGCAATTTAGACATGATATTATAATGGGTAAAATTAAAGAGAGAGAAGATAAGGAATTTAGATATATGTTTATAAAGATATTATTAATTATTGTTATAGCAATATTGCTTATAACTTTAATTACTAGATGAAAGTAATTCTAATGATCATAATGATGAATGGCACAATACATAATCTAGGCTATCAAGTTGAATCTTATGACGCTAGAACTTGCGATAAGTTATTTGACAGTGTAACTTACAAAGGAAAAACAAGTGGCAAGAATAAGTATGGTACTTTCTATAAATCAAAAGAAGTATTTGCTCACTCTTGCTCAATAGAAAAAACAACTAAAGGAAACAATGAAAGAAAAAATAAAACAAGTTAATGATTTGTGTGCAGCCAATGGGTTGTATTTAAATCAGCATAATAAAAAAACAGTATCAGCTTGGTCTAAGATTCGCTATTTTAGAGAAGTATTTGGTACTGAGTTTGGTATCAACTGTGTGATACAGGAACACTCTGATCGTTATGTTATAATGAAATGTATTATAACTAAATGTGATCCAGAACATATTATAGCAACAGGTTACTCTAAACAGTTTAGAGATAAGCCAGGTTATATTGAGATAGCAGAAACATTTGCTATTACACGAGCTTTAAGTTTCATGGGTATTCTTCTTGAAGATATAACTTCAAAAGAAGAGTATGAGGAATTAGATATTCCTGTACAGCCTGTGATTACTAAAGGTACATCATCAGCCAATATTAGATATGATGAAAGTACAATTAATGAACTGATTAAGAAGGTTCACTACGCACCGCACACAGCGAAACTAGATTTCCTTTGGCGTGCCAACAGAGAACTAATTGATCAGATAAAAATAAAAGATCTCGCAACTTACAATTCTATTTTAAATAAATTTAATAGTAAGCGTGATGAGATCACAACTCAAAATGAGGTATAATGAACGAGCAACCAAAGAATAAGATATATTTAAATCTTGTTCCTAACTTAAATAAAAAAGCAGGCGACAATCAACCAGTATTAGTAGCACCTAATTCTCCAAAAGCTCCAGAAGGAAAAAATTGGAAAATGAACGTGAATATTAATAATGAGTGGTACGACTACTGTGCATATGACGGAACTGACATAGAAGGTAACCCAACAGGTGGTTACACTGTGATTATAACTAAAAAAGAAGCACAAGCAGCAGCAGGAGAAAATAAACAAGGAGGATTTAAAGCTGGTGGATTTCAAAAGAAATCGTTTGCCAATAATAAATCTTTTGGTAATAGACAATACTAATAGTAGGTAATACTATTATTACCTCTATCCCTAGGGTTTTCATCAGGCAGTCATGCCTACCCTTTCATTGTTTCCCTAGGGGTAGAGTAAAAAACAGAAAAGGATATACATGGTAAGCAAGTCAGACTTCATTGATATTGAAGAGAAGATTCAGAAAAGAATTATAGCAGAACGTAATCAAGAGTATGGAGATTACCAAGAGAACTTTGCATTACTTGCAGAGCTATTCTCTATAGTTCTATTTAATAAAATTAAAGTAGCATTACAACCAGAAGATGTTGGTCATATAATGATGGCACTTAAATTATATCGCTGCACTAAAAAATACAAAGCAGATAGTTATGATGATCTATCTATCTATTGTAAGATGACTAAGCAAGTTAGACAGAATAAAAAATAATGAAGGTTGTAAGATTAAAAAAGTGTGAATGTTATTTTACTTATGTAGAAGAATTTGACACAGCCGAACATGCTATTGATCCTGATAAACGAGGTTTGTTTATTAAAGTTAAGGTTGGAGCAATAAGAGTAAACTCAGTAAGTATAAGACAGAAAGAAGATAAATATGATGAACATAAAGCAGCTAAAGGAACAAATTAAATTAAGATACACTACTAATGTGTATGCAAACTTAACAGATAAAGAACGCAAACTTTATCGTTTAGGTTTTAAGACTGGATATAAATTAGCCAGAGAGTTTTTTAAAAAGCATGTTGTTACTAAACAGAATACAGTTTTTAAAGAAGTTGTTAAATATGTAACAATCAATGATGTTGTAGTGCCTGAGAATGTAAAAGAAATGTTATCTATTGTTGCCAATCAACTTAGCATAGATGTTAATGAAATACTTACTAAGACTAGAATACAATCAGCTGTGATTGCACGATCCATTTTAATTAATGTTCTTAGAGATAAGTACGCAATGCCATTTACAAAGATAGGAGTTATCTTAGGTAATCGTGATCATACAACTATGATCCATCATGTTAGAATGAAAATGAATAAGGAACATTTCTGGCAGCCAAATCATATTATCTGGAATAGATACCAGTATGTGATGGATAATATTAAGTAACTACTTTTTAAATCCTGATAACAAACTCTTATAAGACTTCTTAGATATAGTAGATTCAGATTTAGATCTTGATGTACCAGCTTCTTTTCGTTTGTTTATGTTATAGTATAAACCTTTGCGAGCTGTCTTGCCTTCTTTAGTTTTATGATATTTAGATTTATCCATATTATTTACTCATTAGTGATTTGCCTTTTTTACCATTACCAATAATTCCTCTACCCTTCAAGACATCTTTGAAAGTTACTTTACCATCACCAGTTAGATCTGGAAAACTTTTTTTCTTTTTATTATCTTTTTTCATTGGCATATTTATGTTTGCACTTTAGTTTCTTTAAATATTCTATGTATAGATTCATACGCTTATCATTTTCTGTATTTATGACAACCTTTTGTTTCTCTGCTGTTCTTACATTATTAAAGTAAATATCATAGCAACTATGATCAAGGCTATGGCAGAAGTTAAGTTTCTCAGCGTTTATAACCCAGCCACCTTCGTTACTCATGTGTTCTTTGCCACAGATATGGCAGTTACCACAGCTCTTTAATATTTCTTTTCTCTTACCCATTAACTCTTCTTATGTCTTGCAGCAAAGTTTCTTGCAGCTTCCTTAGATCCAAATCCCCAGGCTTTGAGTGCTAGCTTTAATCTTGTTGGCTTACCAGATTTAGAAAGTAATGATCCCTTCATTCCTCCAAACCTCGCAGCAAAAGAAACTCGTCTTGGGTTTGTTCCTGTCTTAACTGGTGCTTTAAGATTAGATCCTTCAGTACGATTAAAATATTTTCTACCTGCTTCGTTTAAACCACCGCTAGGATTTTGATACATTTTTTTAACCATTATAATTTCTCTCTGAAAGGGTTGTAGTCATCCTCATTTATCTTAAAGCATTTACACTGTTTTAGTAAAGCACAAAATCCTTTTCTTAACCAAAAAATACATTTGACATTTAACATAAACTATATTCTCCCCTGACCAACATATTCTTTATAAGTTTTATTCTTATTAACACGCTTAGTATGTCTGCCTTTTCTTTTCTTAGGTGGCTTTCTAATATGTTTGTTCTCAAGATTTTTTTTTGCCATTCTTTTTCTTTAATTTAATCTTAATGTTAGATCCTTGCTGTGCAAGTAATGTAGGTTTCTTTTTAGAATAAGATTGTCCAAACATTGTAGAGATTTGATCAGACATTATTTTTTAGTAAATGCGTCAATGCTAGGTTTTAATCCGTAGATCGCACCAAAGATACCAACTATTAACCATTGATACCAACTAGGGAACTTACCAAAATAATCAAAGAACAAATCTAATTTAGCTTTAATATTAATATCATCACTAATGACTGCATAAGATAGAACAAGAATAGGAATACAAACAACGATTAAAACAAATTCATCTTTCCATGATTTATCTTGTTGATCATATACATCTCTTTGATATTCAATCTCACCTTTAGCCATTCGTTCATAGTGTCTTTTTTCAGCTTCAGATTCTAATAGTTCTGATTGCTTATGGTTCTTATAGATCTCAGCACCAGTTTTAAAAACAGTAGGTATTAAATTCCACCACATTATATTTCACACTTCCTAACTAAGTTAGCCAGCTCTTCGCATCTGCTTGGTGTCTGTCTGTACCATGCTGAGTTTAACATTTCTGCA